ATAATATAATCTGTATGGACATGAGTAAGGCGGGGTATAAGCATTTCGTGAGCAGGGCGTATGTTCATCATGCTGGATCACAAACAGTGGGGATGGATTACGAGAAGTGCTTAGAGGAACCGAAGGCGTGGTTAAAGGCTAACAGGCCGGATATGTACGAGGTATTTTATGGCTGAATTTAGAAATCCGACACAAGAAGAAATAAACAGACTTTTGTTTATGTCTGGGATTCGTCCACAAACTACTGGTGAGATACTTCAGCGTAATTTAGCTCCCCAAACTATCAAACCTTTGCCTAGAAACGTATTTCAAAAAATAGCTGGTGGGGCTTCTACTGCCGAGCAAGCTGTAAATCAAATTGGCAATTTATCAGACTTTGCAAAGTTGTTTCCCGGATACATGGGGACAACAAACGTAACAATTCCAACTGGATTTAATTTTGCTCCTAAACAATCTTCAACAGGTGAAATTATTCCAAAAGGATTACAAACGCAAGATGTGAATGTCAATCAGTTGCTTTCTGCTATTAAACCAGCAGATGTATTAGGTATTACTGGAACTAAACAGGCTTATACGGATATAGGAATGGGGAAAGCTCCGCAGCCTTTAGATGTGCTGGATGTCGCTGGATTAGGTGCGACAGGTTTACTTGCAGGAAAATCTAGTTTGGGCGTATTAAAAAACATAAATAGGATGGGGATTGATTCAACAATTGCCCCATCTTCGTTCGGAAAAGGATTTGGCTATGGGCAAAACTACAAAATCAGTCAAGAAGATGGGTTCTACAATGTCACGCCCAGAGAGCTTGCAGAGGGCGGAGACGCTTTTAAACAAGCTCAGGGAATCGGGATATATCCCGGAACAGCTTCCACCGCTAGAGGAAGGGGACAGGCTATATATGGCTTTGATGAACAAGAAGCGAACAGGCAAGTTCTCTCTCGATTAAGTGACCCGCAGCAAAATCCGCTACTAAATGTCGCAAACAGCTACACACAAAACATTTTAGGTAAGCCTTATGACCTAAATCTTAAGATGCCGGAAAGCAGCCTAGCGAAACAAAGTGGGATTGGTAGGTCTTACGAGATAATGGTTGACGCATCGAAACAACAAAAAGATGCTGTGTTCAATGCTTACGCTAACGACCCAGAATTTGCGCCAATCATCCAACAGTTCAAGATTAAAAATTACGATGACTTAGTAGCAAAGTCATACCAGCAATTAGAAAAAGAAACAATAGATCAGTTTAGAAAGTTACCGCTAAGGATGCAATTCCATAGTGGAGAGGGAAATTACCTAGATTCTCCTGAAGCAATTAGGGACATGATCTTGCATGGCAATTTGACTGTTTATAAGGGTGGAGACAGGCACGAGTTTTTACACAATATAGATAAAGAAACTGGACTGAACTCTAACGAAATGTTCAGGGCAGTACATGATGCTTTTGGACATGGTATTCGAGGAAATAGTTTTGGCGCGTTGGGTGAGGAAGTTGCTTGGGGATCACACGCTCAGATGTATTCACCTCTTGCCAGAATTGCAATGACAAGTGAAACAAGAGGCCAGAACAGTTTTGTAAATTACACTCCAATTAATACTGAATTAGTTAAGAAAATGGAGGATTTGAGAGCTATCCAATATGAACTAAAGCGTAAAGGGGATGATGCTGGCGTTGCTGAAATTTCTCAGGCGATTCGTGATCTTGGTAATGATTGGCAATATGCAAAACAGGCTTCAATAGCTTTGCCTCCAGAATTCACTAGAACTGATTTTGCTGGTGGGATGCCAGAATATTTAAGAACAAGTCAAAATGTGCCTATAGAAACAGCGCCAGAACAATTAACTCATTTTAGTAGACAGGCTGGATTACTTAGTCTTGATCCAACGAAATATGGTACAGGCATTAAAGGCGCTGAGGCTGCTCGATTGGCGCAAACAAGAAATCCAGTTATTGATAGAACCTATTTTTATCGTGGCGAACCGGGATCGGTAAAGCCAGAGGTAGGATTAGGTGCTAACGTATATACAACAATATTGCCAAATTTATATAATATAACTACTGATCCGCTAGGATTAAAGCCATTGGCAAACGTAAGAAATACAACAAGTTGGGCTGCAAAATATGGGCAAGGGAGACAAGATCAGGCTCAAATGCTTACTGATTTAGAAAGATTAACAAAAGAATATGGATATGGTGGCTTACTTGATCCTACGAAAGCGATAATATGGAATCCAACCAAAGTACAACAGGTAAGATAAAAAGTACACGAGGCGCAATAGAAACAAGCCTATATTGGCAACGAGTGGTCTACAAGCAAAGTAAAGACCCGAAGCAAATTGAACGTACAAAAATAGCAATAGAGAAGTTAGAGGCAGAATTACAGGGCATGACACCTAAGAGGTAATGCAAAAATGGAAACAAACGAAGATAAAATAACAGAAGAAAAAGAAGAAAATGGATTTGGTAAAGGTAGGCCTAAAGGGGCTGTAAATAAGTCCACAAAGGTCGTAAGAGAGGCTATTGCAGAGCTATTGAGCCGTAATAGTGCTTATATGGATAGATGGCTTCAGAGGGTCGCAGAAGGTGATGAAGTCTTAGGAATTAAGCCTGATCCTTACAAAGCCTTAGATATTATGCTGAAGATGAGTGAGTACCATATACCTAAGCTGGCAAGGACTGAGGTAACAGGTAAGGACGGAGAGCCTCAGCAGCATGTGGTCACATGGCAGAAATAGTCCTACCTTACAAGCCGAGGGATCAGCAGTTATTGATCCACGATGCCATAGATGCGAACAGATTTACGGTAGTAGTAGCCCATCGAAGAATGGGAAAAACTGTATCGGCGATCAATCATCTAATCAAGTCTGCGGTAACAAATACAAAGCCAAACCCTCGCTATGCGTATATTACTGGAACGTACGCTCAGGCTAAGAGGGTAGCTTGGGACTATTTATTAGAGTTCACAAGACCACTAAATGCAGCCTATAACATTTCTGAGCTACGTGCTGATTTTTGGGGGCGCAGGATTAGTCTTTACGGGTCTGACAATTTTAATAGCCTGCGTGGGCAGTATTTCGACGGAGTGGTTATTGATGAGGTGGGGGATCAGAACCCCGCAATTTGGAACGAGATCATTCGTCCTGCTCTTGCTGATAGGCTCGGCTGGTGCTGCTTTATTGGTACTCCGAAAGGTCGCAATCATTTCAGTGAGTTAAGAGACAGGGCTGAGAAAGAACCCGGCTGGAAGTTGCTGGAGTTTAGAGCAGATCAGACAGGGATTATCCCAGAGCAAGAATTGTTGGCTGCTCGTAAAGAAATGGGAGAAAACAAGTACGCTCAAGAATTTCTTTGTAGTTTCAATTCAGCAATTGAAGGAAGCTATTATGGGTCGCTTATCAATGATCTTGAGGCGAAGAGTCGCATCACCACTATTGACCGGGATGATCTTTGCAGGTCTTTTGTCGCTTGGGATTTGGGTATTAGTGATTCGACAAGTCTTTGGGTGGCTCAGTTGGCTGGCAAAGAAGTTAGGTTGCTCGACTATTACGAAGCCCACGGAGTCGGTCTGGACTACTATGTACGATGGTTGCGCGAGAACAAGTACGAAGGGTTTGAGCAGTTCCTCCCGCACGACGTTGAAGTCCGGGAATTAGGCACAGGGAAGTCTCGTAAAGAGGTTTTACAGGAAGCTGGACTAGATATTCGTGTCGCACCTAGATTGTCGATTGCAGATGGCATACAGGCGGCTAGAAGGCTGATTCCTCGGTGCTGGTTTGACCATAAGACTAAGGCAGGATTAGATGCCTTGAGGAACTATCGCCGGGAGTTCAATGAGCGCCAGAATGTTTACTACGATAAACCATTGCATGATTGGACTTCACATGCGGCTGATGCATTCCGTTACCTAGCGATAACACTTGACGAAAACACAGATTCATGGTCAACACCATTGCCAAAAAATGTAAGTTGGGTTGTATAATGAGCAAAATTATCCAAAGGGGCAGTTATGCTCGATTCAGGCACAGTCAAGAGTATTCTTGAGAATGAGATAGACAACGCTATCGGGTATCTCGACACAGAGACAACAGAAGCCCGTAGCAAGGCATTGCAGTATTACTTGCGTGATCCTTATGGCAATGAGCAAGAGGGTCGCAGTCAAATAGTCACCGGAGAAGTAGCAGAGGCTATCGATGGTGCGCTTCCTCAGTTAATCCGCGTATTCACCACCACTGAAGATATTGTCTACTTTGAGCCTAAGAGTCCGGGCGATGAGGAGACAGCTAAACAGGCTACAGACTACTGTAACTGGGTGTTTTATCGTGAGAACGACGGTCTATTGATCCTGCATAACTGGTTCAAGGATGCTCTGCTTCAGAAGGTCGGAGTTGTTAAAGCCTACTGGGACGAGCAAGAATCTGTTATCAAAGAAGAATATAGCAATCTCACTGAAGATGAACTGGCAATGCTTCTAGCTGATGGCTCAATGGAAGTCATCAAGCAGGAAGTTGAGTTCGAGGACGGTGGGTTTGACATGATGGGCAATCCTATCCAGATTCCCAAGTATGAAATCTATGTCAAGCGTAAGAAGGAATATGGCTGCGTAAAGATTGATAACGTGCCACCTGAAGAGTTTTTGATCTCTAAGAGTGCTCGGACTGTCAGTGATGCCAATTTCGTAGCTCACCGTAAGCTAATGACTCGCTCTGAGTTGATAGCTATGGGCTATGACAAAGAGGTTATCGATACATTACCGACTTATAACGATCTTGAGTTCTCTGATGAGAGGGTGGCTCGTTATCCGAATGGTGAGCAGCCTGACCAGAACAATAGTCTGGACTTCTCAATGCAGACGGTTGAGGTATACGAGTGCTATATCCGTATCGATGAGGATGAGGATGGCATTGCTGAACTGAGAAAGATTGTTTATTGCGGCTCAGAAATCCTTGACGATGAAGAATGCGACTATATTCCGTTCCACAGCATTTGTCCCATTCCTATCCCTCATAAGTTCTTTGGTCAGTCATTGGCTGATCGTGTGGTGGATATTCAGCTAGAGAAATCGACGATTACCCGTCAGTCTTTAGACAATATGTACCTGACGAACAATGCTCGTGTAGGTGCTGTAGATGGTCAGGTGAATCTGGATGATCTGCTGAACGCTACGCCGGGTGGGATTATCCGTCTGAAGTCTCCGAATGCTTTGGTTCCGCTAACGGTACAGAGCACGTTCGGTCAGGCGCTCCCAATGATGGAGTATTTAGATCAGGTTCAGGCCAAGCGTACAGGTGTGAATGACGCGCAACAAGGGTTAGACCCTGATGTGTTGTCGAATGTTACGGCTGCTGCTGTAGCTGCGATGATGAAGTCTAACTCTGGCAAGCTGGAGTTGATTGCTCGTGTGTTCGCAGAGACAGGCGTTAAGAGCTTGTTTAAGGGCATTCTGAGGCTTCTAGGCAAGTATCAGGACAAGCCTAAGCTAATCCGTATGCGTGGTCAGTACGTTCAATATGACCCTCGTACATGGGCTAATGAGTACGATATTTCTGTCAATGTTGGTCTGGGTTCTGGGGATCGAGAGCAGAAGCTAACGATGCTTCAGATGATTCTCGCTAAGCAAGAGCAGATTATCCAGCAATACGGTGCTGCTAATCCTTTGGTTAGCGTGATGCAATACCGTAACACATTGGCTAAGTTCATTGAGGCTGCTGGATTTAAGGATGCCTCGGAGTTCATGAATGAGATTACGCCTGAAGTTAATGCTGCGCTATCTCAGCCTCAACCACCAGCACCGGATGCTCAGGCAGAAGTGGCTCAGATGCTGGCTCAGGTGGAACGTGAAAAGACGCAAGCAAAAGCCCAGATTGACGCGGCTAAATTGGATCTGGAAAGACAAACCCTCGAAGCGGAATATACGCGCAAGGGTATAGAGATGCAGATGAAGAATCAGCGTGATTCTGCTGAGCTTCGGATTAAAGAGGCAGAGTTAGCAGTTAAGCAACTTCAAGCAGTTCTCGCACTTGATCTGGCTGATGAGGATACCAAGAATAAGCAGACTGAGTTGACTCTGAAGGCGCTGAAAGAGCTTGGTGCGCTTACTAGGGGCGTGTAATGGCTGGGATACTAGACAGCATAGATAACCTCTTAGGGACTCGTTTAGGGCTATTGGTGAGTGATCCTAGAGCGGCGATGCAGCAGATGAATCAACAGGCTGGAGCTTTTAATCAGGCTTCCCTATTGGCGACTCAAGCTGAACGTAATGCTATGCGTGGTCGTCCTGTTACGCAGGAGCAAGCAGCAGCCAAGCAGTATGTGGACAAGGTTAATGAAGATTTGGCAATGGGTTTTGCTGGAACTGTAATTAAAAATCCACAGCCATTTAAAGTTGCTCATGGAACAAATGCTCAATTTGATGAATTTAAACAAGGTATGGGTGTTACAGCAAAGCATATCTACACAACCCCAGAGCAATATGCTGAAGATGCTGCAAAATATGGTAAAAATTTAATAACTGCAACTGCTTCTCCTAAAAAAATGATTGATTTTTCTAATTATGAAAATTTAGATAAATCAACATTGAACGCAATAAAGACTGCTGCAAAAAATGCTGGAATTACAGATAAATATTACACATTTAATAACTTTCTTGATGATTTAATGTCTGGTCAGATGTATCAAATTGGCGGTG